TCAAAGGCGCCCCGGAAGCCGCCGGTCAAAGCAGCGACCGAGGCTGCGCGTAGCGAGCAAACGCAGGCGGAAGAGGTCAAGGTGGCGGCCCTCGGGGCCAAGATAGCCGCCACCAAAAAGCGTCTTTCCGCACTTTACGAAAAACAGAGGAAAGCTCAGAAAGTAGACGAGGAGGAAAGCTCAGCGCGCCGCGCGACCGCCTCGCTTAAGGTGCGCGACTGGCATGGGTTTCGGGTCGAGCTTTCAAAGGACCGCGGCAAGCTCCTTCAGTTTTTTTGCGCGGTGACGAGCTATCGGCCGCTGCCTCACATGGTCCGCTCGCATTGCTCCGGCCTCAGCCTGCCGGAGTGGGACCCCCAGCAAAAGCGCTGGGGGTCGCCAAAAACCAGCAAGCTCTTGGTGGGCGGGATCGGCGCAGGCAAAACGGGATGGGCAGGCGCAGAGTTCGCTATGGGCGTGGTGGCCAATCCGGGGGGCTGGCACCTCATGGCGGGACCGACCAACGATCAGGTCGTGAACGTCAACCTCCCGCATTGGGAGCGCTACGTTGAAGAGTTCGAGCAGGCTGGCTACCCGTTGGCGGGCGGCAAGTGGCACAGCACGGCCAAGATGCAAAAGCTTGCCTGCGGCGGCAAGGTTTTCGCGCGAACCTACAGTAAAGTCGGCCACTTACTAGGCTTTGAATTTGCGACGGGCTGGCTCGATGAGATCGAGACCATCCCCCGCTCGCTTGACGTCTGGGATACGATCGACGGCCGCATACGGCAAGGCATCGCTCAGTGGCGTCAGCTCACTGGCACGACGACGCCGAACGGTTTGCGCAACGTTGTCGCTAAGTTCCACGAGGCTCGTGCGAAAGCTCTCGGGATCAAGGACCGGGACCTGCGAGAGCACGGGCTGTCGCAGTGGTACTGGGACCGCTGCACCGGTTTTGATAATCCACATTTGCCGGCGAACTATCTCGAGGGACTGAAAGAGCACTACTCGCAACGCCGCTGGCGGCAAGAGGTCATGGCCGAGATACTTCGTCCAGAAAGCATTATCTGGAACGAGTTCGACGAGGCCACGCATTGCGTGCACTTCACCCGCTTTGACGGCCGCGTGATGGAGTACGACCTGGCTTATGACGCTGGTGACCAGTACCCGCACGTTCTCTGGATAGCGCGGGACGCGTCCGGGCGCTCGATCGTTTTTGACGAAATTTGCACGGACAACATTCCGACGGGGCACCTCCACGAGGAAGTCCTGGCCCGCTGCGCCCGGCTGAAGCGCGCCCCGACCATGATCGTTTGCGACCGTGCGGTGAAACGGGAAATCCAATGGGCTCAACAGGCTTTCCCGATGAGCGCCGTCCACAGGATGAACTCGCGCCTAGAGCAGTCGGTCAGCGAAGGAATAGAGCTCGTCCGCGATCGGCTTGACCCGGTCGACACGTCCGCGAAGTTGCTTTTCGCCAAGCACCTAGCTCAAAGCACCGAGCGTCGCGGCATCGTCGCCTGCATGATGAACTACCGCTATAAGCAAGACCTGCTCGGAATCATTACGAATGTTCCGCACAAAGACAACATTTACGATCACGGCGCCGACGCGTTGCGAATGCACCAAGTGGCTTGCTACAGTGGCCATTCGACGGCCTACAGCTTGACACGCAAGCACCTTTGATATATGGCCATTGAGACTCGGAGGTCGCTTTGTCGAACCTGCTACTGATAGATGGTTGGAAGTCAAACAACCTAGGACCCGGCTCACGGGACTGGCGCGACAAGATGCGCGTCCTCTGGCAGTACCTGCACCGCGACATGCGAGACGCGAGGGTTCAGCGCCAAAAACTGTACCCGAAAACGTGGACGACCCACGTCCAGCGCGTGGTGCCGTTCATTTGGCGCGTCGCCCGCGAGATGGCGTCGATGAAGCGCGCGCGGACCTTTATTGACGCGACGACGGGCGCGCCGCTCGATGCCGGCACCGTCAAAATGATCAATGAGTTTTACCGCAGTGCGGGCGTTGACGCGGCCTTGACTGCGGCCTACGGGCAGTTGGTCACGCTTAATCAAGCGACGGTCTGGCTTTTCCCGCGCGGCGAGGGCGACCTTCGGGCGCTGACCATCGCGCCCGATCAGCAGTACGTGGAGATGGCCGACACGCTGGCCACGCACGAGGACGATATCACGGCGTGGAACGTTGCAGTTCCAACTAGATGCGACACCACGTTTGACAAGGTCGAATACTCCACCGCGCGCTGGACCGCAGACGGCGTTACTTGGTCGGCCGAGTTCGCCGAGAACTCGCCTCCGCCTTTCGGCGCGGACGGTGTCAACCCCTTCGGACGGATTCCTGTCGTCTTTCTCGCAGGCCAAGATCGCGAGCCAGGGACTTGGTGGTGCCACGTCCCCGAGGACCTACTTGACGCACAGCGCGCTATCAATCATGACTTGACCGACCTTGGTCACATCGCCCGTCTCCAGGGTTACGGCCAACTGTACGCCGCTGGCCTATCGCCCGGCGAGGCCGACCGCATCGAGATCGGACCCGAGCGCATGATCGCGCTCAGCGACCCGACCGCGCGGCTCGACTACGCCCGAGCTCAGCCGGACCTCAAGGGCTATGCCGAGCAAAACGAGCAATATTTGCGCGCGGTTATCAGCGCAGAGGGCCTCAACCCCGCGACCTTCTTGAAGTCGGCGGGTATAACGGCGCTGGCGAAAAAGATGGAGCAGCTCGACCGCGACGCGGAGAGGCTGAAATACCTCGACGAACTGGAGAAAGCCGAGCAACGAATCTATGATTTGATGCGAGGGTTTTACTCGTTCACGCGCGGCGTCGACGTCTTGCCGGCGGCCCGCGTGCTGGTCGAGTTCCGTGAGCCTGTCCAGCCGGCGGACCCACTACACGACGCGCAAGCGATCGCGCTTTACAGTCAGCTCGGAGTCGTCGGGCTGGTCGCATCGCGCGCGCGCCTTGACGGCATATCGACCGAGGAAGCCCTTGAGCGGATCGTCCGCGAGCGCCTCATGGACGCAGAGGCCGGACTGTCTCCGGCTGCCGCGCCGTTTCCGGGACCAGACTCTATCCCCACCACGGAGGCCGTGGATGCTGGCGTTTGACATTGGCGTTAAAACGAACAATCGCCTCAGCGAAGCGGCGAAGCGGCTAGTCGTGCCGCTTCAAGACCTTGGTAAGGCTTTGGCCGTCCAGATCCGCAATCGCGTCGGCGACGGCCGCGACCCGGAGGGCAACGCCTTCACGCCGCTGGGGTCCAAGCGCGGCGGCATGTTCGGAAAATCCCCCGGAAAAAACCGCGAGTGGTGGGTATCCCCAAAGGACCCGCAGCCTGCGGGCTGGATGTTCATCATCCCGATGACCGCGCGTCGCTTTGGCGGGTACGCGGTCTACAGGGATTATGACACATTCCTTTCTTTTTCGGACGGCGGCAACCGGCGCGACTTCTACAAGTCCGGCCAGTACTGGGCTAGCATCCGCGTGAGGCCACAGTCGGTCAATCGCATCAAGGTGATCAGCTCGGGCTCGCGAATGGTCAACGGCAAGCGGATAAAAAACCGCGATATTGCTTACCTTGCTGCCGTCAACGAGAAGTTCGGCCCGCTGACATACTCTGACGAGGAGCGGCGTTTCGCCGTCGCCTATGTCAAGTCGTCGATCGATGAGCAAATGGCAATTCGACTTGGGCAGGCCGGCCAACTTGACCGGCTGAACGTCCGCGCATCCCGCGCAAACAAACGAGCGACTAAGCTCGGCAGCTTGTAGGAGGTTTCAGATGGAAGGTTTTGACGAAGGCGTTGCGGCGCTGACCGCGACGCTTGAGGAAGTGATGGCGCTCTTGCCAGAAGAGCCGACGACCGAGCTAGAAGCCAAGGTTTCAGAGCTGGCCAACCGGCTGTCACAGCACCTGGTCGAACTCGAGCTGGCGTTGTCCGGCGAAGAGCCTGCGGATGACAGCGTCCGACGACGAGGTAATGGCGAGTTCGCCTAAAAAACCGTCGACCAAGTTAGAGGCTAAGTTCTCAGAGCAGGCCGACCGGAACGTCCGCGCATCCCGCGCAAACAACCGAGCGACTAAGCTCGGCAACTTTTAGGAGGTTTGAGATGGAAGGTTTTGACGAAGGCGTTGCGGCGCTGACCGCGACGCTTGAGGAAGTGATGGCGCTCTTGCCAGAAGAGCCGACGACCGAGCTAGAAGCCAAGGTTTCAGAGCTGGCCAACCGGCTGTCACAGCACCTAGTCGAACTCGAGCTGGCGTTGTCCGGCGAAGAGCCCGAGGATGATGATGTTGTGGATGACATTGACGACGAAGAATAATCAAAGCAAGGAGACGACATGAGCAAATCAGTCAAGGACGCGCTCGCGAGCGCGAAACTGTTGCGCGATCGCCGCGCAGCCCAAGCGGCTAAGCCTGCCGTGCCGGAACGAAAGACCCGTTCAGCTGCAAGCATTGCGGCTGAACGGCGGGCCAACAAGGCAGAGGCCGAGCTTGAGAAGCTTCGCGCCCGGCAAGACGCGGCTGAGGCCGCGCGCGCGACCGATCAGCGCGCGAGCATCGTGGCCGAGCGGATGGCGTACGCCCGCAAGGCCGGTATCAAGGTCGGCGGTGATGTGCTAGCTCGCCTCTTGCCGGACGTTGACCCCCGCACGGCCGACGGCGTGCGGGAGCTTGAAAAGTTCCGGACCGATAATCCCGACCTCTACACGCGGCAGGCCGCGCGGCCCGCCGACGTGAGCAAAGAGGTCACCGATCGCATCAGCGCGCCTCGCACGGGCCAGCGGCAGCCGATCGCTGACCGCAAGATCTTCGGCGTCGACCGCGTCAACGCCATCGTCGCCCGCAATCTCGGGGGTGAGTCATGAGCGTTGATATCGATTACCTTGCCGAGCGCGCTCGGCAGGTTCAAATGGCGAAAGATTTTGCTCGCGACGTGATGGAGGTGGCCAACTCGGAAAGCATTGGGACATGGCATCCGCCGTCCGCGCTTCAGGGGTGCCATTTCATCCGCTGCGGCGTGCTGCACCACGACGGCTCGATGCCGCCGACATGCGCGCGGGTCTACCGGCTCCACAAATCCTTGGGCGCAGGCGACGCGCCCAAGGGCATGCGGCCACAAACCGGATTCGAGAGTGACGCCGGCGCTGGCGTCTACGTGTATTATTTCCGGGATGTCTGGGAGGAAATCCAAAGCATCAAGCGAAAGAACGCCATGCCCCGACACGACCCCGCGAAGGAGTTCGCGGACCTGCTCGGCAACACGAAGGGCGTCGAGATTCAGACGTCGCAGGGATTCGCGACGCCGAAAAAATCAAGATAACCGCAGGGTTATACGATTTTTCGGCACGCGATAGGCTTTGCCATAGACTACTCCCACAAGGCGGATGACCGCCCCGCAACGGAGGTAGTCTCATGGCAAAGCCCACAATCATCAAGAGCGCCACGCCGCTCACCACGGTCACCAACACGGTTGCTGAGACCGCGCTCGGGACCATTACGGTCCCGGCTTTCAACCTGAAGACCGACTACGTGATCAAAATGTCGGTTGCGGTGAAGACCCCGACCACCAACAGCTCGGACACACTGGCTGTGAAGCTCAAGATCGGGTCCACCGTGCTGGCCACCGTCGCCGCCTTTGACGCCGCTGACAATCACGTCTGCTGGATTCGTTTGAACGGGCTCGTTAATGCCTCGACGCGGCTTATCCACTACATCGCGGAGGACGGCCGGACGGGAACCGCGGCGGACGTCGAAGAGGCTACTGACGTGGCGTGGGACGTCAACGCCGACGTGGTCATTACCGCGACCGCTCAATGGTCGGTGGCGAGCGCGGACAATATCGCGGTCGCCAAGTATCTCACACTTGAACTTCAGCCGGTCGATTAAAGGAGGCTCATCATGGCTACTAACTTCACGAATGAAAACGTCAAACAGACCGTGGTCGAAGCCTTTTTCGAGGGCGTGCATAAGGTACCCGAGACGTGGGCCGACTACATGGATGTCCGCAGGGACGACATTGCCGACCTGCGCATTTCGCCGATCACCGGCGTGTCGGAAATCGGCGTCTGGACTGGCGGCGATCTGCCCGTCCAAGAGCTGGATGCGCTCGACCCTCAGGCTGTGACCTACACCAAATTTGGTGTTCAGGTCCGCGTCGACAAGTACGACGTCAAGGACGTCCCCGAGTCGACGAATAGGCTTCCGCAGCGCATCGGCACGGCGGTTGCCCAGACATATGCCAAGCGTGCGGCCACCGTGTTGAACAACGCGTTCACGACCGCGACTACGTCCTACGATGGGCTCGCGCTTTGCAGCGCCAGCCACACCGTTAAGACGGGCGGAACGCGATCCAACCTTTTGACTTCGGCGCTTGACACCACGGCCATCATGGCCGGCATCCGGACTTTTCGGAAATGGGTCGACTATCAGGGCTTGCCGTTCGATGTCGTGGCGATGGGCGGGTTTTACCTCGTGATTCCGCCCGATCTTGAAGAGGCGGTCGGGCAGGCTCTTGGCAGCTCGGTTACGTCTAGCGCCATGCAGCTCAACATGGCTGGCAGTTACGACATTGACGTCCGAATCAACCCGTTTTTGACCGACACGAATAACGCCTTCCTTGTGAGCAAGTCCATGACTCCGCTGATCTTCTGGGAGCGTTCTGCCGTGGACCTCGTCGTCGACGTGGACCCGGACAGCAAGGCGCTCAAATACTCGCTGGACTTCGCGATTGCGGCGGCAGTGGGCGCCATTCCCGACGGCATCGTCGGTTACAGCGTGGCGCCCTAAGCATCTTTCGGAGGAGACGCCGTGAGATACTTGCAGCTCAATGAAGACAACGCGCTCCGGTTTACGCCGGAAGCGCGTCCTCTATCTGCCACGCTGGCATTCGTCGGTCCGTCGGGCGCAACGGTTTCGTCTCCGTCGGTGACGCTTGACAATCTGGCCGCAACGCTTGCCAGCGTGGGGGATTTTTCTTTTGTGGTCTCGGGCGTTACGGGCGCCTTCGTGGCCGGTCGCCAGTATTGGCTGATCAGCGCGACGGGACCCGCTTTTCTCATTACGGTCTCTGGCGTTTCTGGCACCACGGTGTCCTATGAGGACCGCCCCGCCGGCACGATTGCTGCGGCTGATACCATCGTCGGGGCTAGCCTGGCGGCCACTGTGCTGGCGGCAAACGTCGCGGCCACGGGAATCAATAACCAGCTTCGCTGGGCGGTGACCTACGCTGGCGGCGGCGTCAAGGTCTTCACTGAGTCGGCGGCTATTTGCCGGACCGTCTTCAACCCGCCGATGACAGCCGCTAAGGCCGCGCGGCACGCCGGCTATGCCTTCCCCGGCGTCACAGCCAATCGACCCGCCGAGTACTGGGACGCTGTCGCGGCCCGCGCGTCTCGCCGTGTCGAGACGCGCATTATAAGCTCTGGCAAGATGCCGCACCTTATCGGCGACCAGTCGCTTCTAGAGGATGCGGGCTTTGTCTCGCTCCGCATTGAGCTCGCCCGTGATGGCCTTATCCCACAAGGGTTTTCGGCCGATGGCTTTTTGCAATCGATGGAAGATGACCTTCGGACGCAACTTGAGTTCGCGCTGTCAAACGTATGGCATGACGACGACCAAGACGGCGCGGTCACCGTGGACGAGCTCCGCAGTCCGAAGTCCGTCCACTTGGTGCGCGTATGACACGGGCCACGACCATCCGCGCGGCCATTGCTGCGGCTATCGTCGGCACGACGCCGGATAATCGCGCGACCGCTTCCGACGTTTTCCGCCACATGGATGTTGGCAGCGTCGACGTGGAGAACGCGCCGGACCGGGTGTTTGTCATTCGCTTGGCCAGCCAGCCGAAGCGAATTGAAGTCAACAACTGCGACACTTGGGAAGCCGAGTTCGACATCCAGTTTTTTTACGCCTCGACTCAGACCGGCGTGGATGACCGCATTGCGGCCGATGCCGAAAGGTTCTGGTCCAAGCTTGAGCGCCTTCACGAGACCGTCACCGGCTTGATGCTTGTCGACATCGTCCCCGGCGGACTCGTCGAGACTTCTGCATCTACGGTTGTCTCGGTCTGGTCGGTTCTTGTCAAATATCAACTAGATTCAGCGGTCGTCACCGCTTAGGAGCCTCGTCATGGCATACGCACCAATCAAACTAGGCCGAGTCTCGGTTAAGCAACAGTCCGCTTGGGGCACAGCCGTTACGTCGTTCGCTGACGTGGACGCGATGGATGTGCAGGGCACGTTCATTCCCGCGGCCGAGGACGAGCCACTAGGTCAGCCGGTCCAGCGCCCCCAGTTCGGCGCGCCCCCGAAGCGCGCCGGGTCGCGCGCTGGCGGCACCGTATCAATGACGTGGGTTATGACCAACCACACACCGGGCACACCGTCGATCGAGCATCAGCTAATCGCCGACGCCATGGGCACGCTTCAGGCGCTCGCGGCCATTGGCACGATTGATGCAGCATCGACTACAGACGAGCTGCGCCCCCCCGTCGCTAACGCGGACTGGATTGGGCAAGGACACCTCGTCAGCCTGACCGGCGGTGGGGCGCAAATCGCTTGGGTGACATCGGTAGACGGCGCCGGCGCCCCCGACTCGGCACCTATCACGCTGCTCGCAGCGACTCCGAATGCTGCCGTCTCCGTTGGGGCGACCATCACAATCGCCTTTGACGAGGCCAACCTCGCCAATCTGCCGTTTACGATCCAGTCGGCCTCGGCTGGCGCCAATGCATCGTTTAGGTTCTTCGATGCGCGGGTATCCTCGCTGACCATCACGGCCAACAGCAAGGCCCAGTTGCTGTGCGCGGCCACGCTCACCGTCCTGAACTGGGCACCTCTTGACGCCGTAGTCGCGGCGAAGTTCGCGTTCCCTCGCCAGCAGCTCGGGCCCAACCTGAACGCCCTCTCGATGGACCTCAGCACGGATGAGACCTTCTGCTACGCGTCGACCGTCATCGCGGTCACAAACACGCTCACTCAGGCGGATTGCAACGGCTCTGCCCAGGGTGTCATCCAACTCGTGACCTCCGATCGGATGATTACGATCACCGAGCGCATGCTGAGCTCCGACGTCTTCGCTGACGCGTGGACCCCGCCGGGCACCACTGGGGTCAAAGTGTGGGGCATGACGAGCAAGGTCTCACCCGCCGGCTCGCATGCGTCCCTCTACGGCCCGATGATTCAGTTACAAAAGACGGCACCGCCCGTCGACCTCGGCGGAATCTGGGGCGTAGAGCGCGTGTGGGAAGTCCGGAACACGCTCAACCCCTACGACGCCACTGACGGCGCGAGCACGGTCAAGGGCACCAACATCCGCATTTCGTTCGGTTAATAGCTACTAGGAGACGA